CAATGGAACTGGTTACGGATAGGAGTTTTGAATTAATTCTGGAGTGATATGTTTGTTTTATGCTGTGATATAAAAATAGGATCCGTTTCTTTCAAGTCGGTTCACGACGTGAAGATCAAACGAAGCCTGTACGATCTGGCCGCCACCGCTACCGTCAAAGTTCCGGTAACAGCCGTACTGAAACATGCCGGGGAACCACCTGCGCATATCGAGACGGCCCAGGCTATCAAGGTAGGCGACAAGGTGGAAATCAAACTGGGCTATGACGATACCCTGAACACCGAGTTTGTCGGTTACGTGAAGCGGCTGAACTACAAAGTCCCCTTGGAAATCGAATGTGAGGATGAATATTACAAGCTGCGTTTCCTGAACTGTGTTTTCAGCAAGAAGGAAACAACGTTAAAAGAGTGTTTGAACAGTGTTTTAACGGGTGTTCAAATGGGCACAGTCGTTGACCTGACGCTGAAGAACTTCGTCATCAACAACAAGCCGGGAAGTTGGGTGCTCGGTCTCCTGAAAAAGGAATACGGGCTGGTCGCCTACTTTGACATTGACGGCAAACTGAATGTCGGTAAGGCAAACGACGTGAAATGCGAAACAGTGAAATACGTCCTCCGCGAGAACGTGATCAGCGACGATGAACTGAAATACCAGCTGGCAGAAGACATAAAACTGAAAGTTAAGGCTGTCTGCTATTATAAGGACGGCACGAAGATAGAAGGCGAGCTGGGCGAGGACGGCGGCGAAACACGTACCTTTTATTATTACGATGTGAAAGACGCGGCGGAACTGAAAACGCTTGCCCGGGAAGAACTGAAACGGTATTCGTTTGACGGCTACCGGGGCAAGATAAAAACCTTCCTGCTTCCCTTTGCCCTGCCGGGCATGGTAGCGAGCATCGAGGACAAAGTGTATAACGAACGGAGCGGCGATTACTTCATCGAGTCGGTGGAAACATCGTTCGGTACTGGAGGCGGCCGTCGCACCGTTGAAATAGGTATCAAGGCATGAGCAAGGAAATGGAAGAATTACGCCGGAAGTTCCATGAGCGGTTCGGCGAAAGTGGCGACCAGGTATTCCTGGGAACCGTTACCGAAGTAAACGAGGATGAGTTTACCTGTACAGTAAAGCGCGATGACCAGGTGGACTACTTCGATGTCCGGCTCCGTGGTCTGGTCAAGGCGGAACTGCAAGGGTTCGCCTTTATCCCACGCCTGCAAAGCATGGTATTGGTCTGCCGTATCGGGAAGAGCAACGAACTGTTCGTGTGCCAGTTTACCGAAATCGATAAAGTGGTCTTTACCGATAACGATTTGGAAGTAATCATCGATACCGAAAACATCGATATCAAGAAAGGTGAAAAGATAACCGTCCATGTGGATGCGGAAAGGATTGAAGTGACAAACGACAAGGTGAAGGCTCTTCATGAAGCGGATGCACTCACCGTTACAGCGGACAGCACTACTGTCAAGACATCCACCGGCGGCGTAACCGTTACACGCGGCGGATCAGGATTGAAAAAGACGCTGGATGATATGCTGACAGCGATACAGGCTCTTACGGTAACGACACCGCACGGCCCGTCAAGCACACCGGTCAACTCGGCAAAGTTCGCATCCATACAGGCGGACTTGCCAAACTATCTGGAGGGTTAAATATGAAAGACTACAAACAACAGCCAGACGGCGACCTTGATTTGACAACCGGTGATTTGCTGGTAACGGAAAGCACCTACCAGCACCAGCGGGATTTGCTGTACAGTGACAAAGGCCATATCCGGCAAAAACCGGAAGCCGGTGTCGGGGCGGTAAATTACATGATGGATAACGATCCGGAAGGGCTGCTCCGTGCCACGCGCAAGGAATTTACGGCCGACGGCATGAAAGTACGGAAGGTTGCTTTTGCGGCCTATTCAAACGATTTAAATGTGGAGGCAAGATATGAAGGTGATTGAGGTACAGGATGAACAGCAACTGCTGGACATTGCCCTGCAACATTATGGGACGGCAGAGGCAATGGGTGAAATCATGGCAAACAACCCGGAACTGAAAAATGAACCTTCGGCCGTGGTTGAAGCCGGACGCTCTCTCGGCGCTTTCTACCCGGACATCAAGTTGAAGGTAGGACAGCGGATAAGCATTGACGATGACAGCCGCCTTGTAAAAAAGACGGTAGTCAAAAAAATAGACAGGGATATCACCACTTACATGGAAACGCAATGGCAAGAACAATACAACAGATAGAGGAAAGCATTACGGGAAGGCTGCAAGCGACATTCAGCCTGTCCACATCGGCCGCATCCGAGTGGCGGCTTTGGGTGCACTGTGTGGCATACTGTATCTACAGTTTTGAACTGGTATTGGACGCATTCAAACGGGAAATGGATGCGGACGCGGAAAAGGAAGTGGCCGGAACCGTTACCTGGTATAACGACAAATGCTATGAGTTCCAGATGGGCCACGAACTGGTATTCGATACCGTAACCGGTCTGCTGGAATACCCGGTGGTGGATGAATCCGCCCGCGTGATCAAGATCGCTTCGGTGAATGTGGCGGAAGACAACACGATCATGTTCCGCGTCGCCACCGAAGACGAAGCGGGAAAGATCGTGCCGCTCACGAGTAACCAGCTTCTGAATTTCAAGAACTACATCGACGCCATCAAGTTCGCCGGTACGAAATCCGAGGTTATCTCGACCGATGCCGACGAGGTGCGATATGATATTAAAGTCTATTATAACCCCGCCAATCCTGTGGACAGCGTGCAGGAAGCGGTACTGGCTTCGCTGGAAGAGTTCAAGACGGCGCAGAAATTCGGGGGTGTGATTTATTCGCACAAGATGCTGGAAGCGGTAACGGCCGTCGCGGGTGTCGTAACGGCGAAAATGGTCGCCCTTTCCCGCAAGGGCACGGAGGACGAGGATTTTATCCCCATTGACACGATGGCGACCCTGCATGCCGGGTATTTCAACTACACGGAAGACAGCAAGCTGGAAATGGTATCTATAAACGATATTTAGCGTATGAACATTATCCTGAACTTCAAAGAAATCGTCCGGCAATATGTCGCCCCGCACCGCAGACAGCCGAACCGCCTTCGGTGGCTTTGGGCGTTGGTGGATTTGGAAAGCGTCTGGGATGCCTTTGCCGCCTGGCGCGATTATTACCGGTACAAGGTACACGTAACAAGCCAGCATAAATCCCTGGAAGGCCACCTGAACAAGACGTTCGGCGGCGGTATCCTGATCAAGAGCTACGAGGACCAGTTCCTGGCCATCGGGTTAAATTCGGAACCGGCGCACTGGGTGTTGTTCGAGCCGATGCAGGAAATCGCCCTGGAAGGTGAAGGCGGGCAAAGCTTCAAGGATGTGGATTTTATCGTCTATGTGCCGGAGGGCGTGGACCTGAACCTTGTCCGGGCGGAAATAGAGAGATACAAGATTGCAGACAGAACCTATAAAATAGTAACAAAGAAATGAAACGGCATGTACAATACCCCGGCGTAAGGAAATGGTCGGGAAATGATTTGTTGGAGTTGCAGAGCGAAGGCCTTCGCATAGCCGACGGCTTCTTCTCACAGTACGGCAACTGTGTAATCTGCGGCTGCGCGGTATCGGAAACCGGCATCGATGCCGGGCTGGTCAGCATTGACGGCATGGTGCTGCCATTGGCGGCTACGAGTGTGGAAGTATTCCCCGTCTATTTAGTCAAGGACGAGGAACACGTCCAACGTGAATACGCAGACGACAAAGTCCGTGACATTGCCGTCCGATATTTTGCAAAGGTGGTCCAGGCAAAACCGTCCGATAAGGGCTTTATAGAAGTTACAGCCGACGGATCATCCACATTCTTTGATAAAATCGAGGCTGTCTGGCTGACGGATATACTAAACCGGTTGGAGTTACTGAAGAAAGCGGACAAATCCCTGTCGGAAGCCATCGAACTGTTGAAGGAGGCTGACAGGAAAGCCGCAGAACGCATCGTCACGCTCGAAAAGAAGATGCCATCCTACCTTGACCATATCCCGACGGTAAACGATGACAGCTACTTTGTAGGGGTCGAGGTTTGGACGGTGGACGAATACGGGAATAAGACGTTCTGGAAGTGCCACGACAACACGGAAGGCAAAGCCGTATGGAAACGCAGCGGTGAAGGTTCCGGAGGCGGTGGCAGTTACGGGGGAGCGGTTTACCTTACCGGACAGACTGATTTTTCTAAAGCAACAATTATAATTAAGGAGGGCTATTTAAAATGAGTGAATCAACAACCGGTGCATACGTGTACCAGCAAATCGTGAAGAGTACGGCTCAGTGGGCAGCCGATAAAACCGTCATCGTTGAAAACGTCTGGCTTTTCGAACGTAGGAGCGATGGCAAGATAGTAACCAAACTGTCCGACGGCAGGCACTGTTATGCCGACCTGGACGAATACGGCCTGAGCGCATGGGATGCGGCGCAGCTTGGCGGCTACAAAGGGACAAAGGAGGAGTTCTATTTGTCGCTTGGCACCCTTGATGAAAAAGTGGAGCAGGTGACAAACCTTGTATCATCGCTCGACGGTAAATTTGCAGAAACTCCGGATCTGCCGTCAACACCCGGGGAAGATACACTGACCTACCAGTCAGGGGAAGCAACCCGTAAATTCGCAATCGGCCAGCAGTGCCGCGTGTATGAAACAAAAGAGAAAGACTATGTCTTTTATCAGCTATACAACATCACGGAAGAGAATAAAGCGGATTGGCGTGTTGCCGGTTCCGGTGGAACATCCGCTTTCCAGGAAAAAGCCATCATAACCCTCACAAGCAACCAGGGGTTGAACGACGCCGACCTGAACGGCAAGAAGGTGACTGTTTCCTACTCCGGCCAGCAATCCGAACTGCTCTGGAACGGTGAAGCGCTGGAGATTGCCATCCCTATGCAGGTGGAATATACCGTTTCACCGGAAGCCGCCTCCGGTTATGCCTCTCCGGAAGAACAACAGTACGTGGCTGTCGGAGGTAACGAAAGACAGATAAACCTGGTTTACTCTGCGGAGAAGGTGACGGTCAATGTAAGCACGGACGACAGTGCGGACTGTTCCGGCCGTACTGTGACCATAAAGAAAACGTCAGGCGGGGAAGTGATCGGAAGCGGCAAGGGTGCCGGTGTAGTTATAAAAGTGCCTTCGGGAACTGGATATACGGTATCCGTCGATGCTTTTGCAGGATACACCAAACCGGCAGACCAATCATTTACCGCAAACTCCGCGAGCCGTAACGTGTCTTTTGTATATGCAAAAATCAAGGATGCCGGTATTGTATTTGACAAATCCAAAAGTGACCCGCAGAATATCACCGGTGAAATCAACAGCGGGGTTCTTAAAACCATCCTGTCGAAGTTCCGCCGTTGCCTCTGCAAGAAAACGAAAGACGGTGAGGTCACAATCTCGTATCTTCGTGATGACAACAGCAATTTCTACGCCGATGGCTCAGCAGCCAAGTTGGACGGCACAGAGGGCGATGTGATGGTTGA